TCGGTGTTTCTGACTTTAGAGGTATCTTTGCTTCTGAGGGTGCATAATAAGTTACTCTTATTAAGCATTTTTTATTTGAAAGGCCCCTTTACTGGGGCCTTTCTTTTTGATAGAAAGGACGAACCATGATGAAACAATTTTTAGTTAAAATAAGTGCATACGGATATAAAGCAGAAATGACCATAGAGGCATTAGATAGTGCACACGGAGTAGAAAGTGCTATCCTTGACAAAATAGGAAAAAAAGATATAAAGTTCACTCCTAATGGTAGTTCTACAAAGAACTGTCATTTAACCTACGAGGAGATTGTACATGGAACACAATCAGATCAAGGATCTTTATCAAACCAAAAGATCGCTTGAACTAGAGTGGGAGCAAGACCATAATAAAGAAGGTGTGTATACCTTAAATATGGTTAGGATCGATGAAGAGATCAAAAAAGTAATCAGTCAAATTAAAGCGACTGAAGCTAAAGAGATCTTACATCAAGTAAAGATAGAATCCGTTGCTTCTGACTATTCTATAGCTGGCTAAATAGTCAAGCTACTATCGCTGGAAAAAGCGTTTTTCCCATAAGGATATCTTGCACTTCATTCAAAAATTCTATATAGTTTGATTACTATATATAAATATATTCTGCATAGACGCGTATAGTCGACAGCCTAGAGACTGTGTAGAATTAACTAGGAGGATAAATATCATGGCAAACACAACATTCACAGGTCCAGTAACCGCACTTAACGGTTTTATTGGAGGAGCAAACGTAAATGCAGGAGTAACAGGTACTTCAGCAGATACACAACAAGGTTCTAACGTAGCTTGGACTGTAGGAGCAAATATTTCTACACTAACTATTGCTACTGGACCAAGAGCTGGAGAAGCGTTAAACGCTGTAACTAGTGAAGGCGTACTTGTATACGTTGCAAATGGAGCAACTGGAAATTCAGTTTATGCATTTTCAAATGGAACAGACTGGTTACGTGCAGACACTAGAACAGCAATAGCTGCTTCGTAGTTTAAATAATTTAAGGGCTCCTTCGGGAGCTCTTTACTAAGGAGAATAAAATGGGTTCATATAAAGCAGACATACAAGCAACAAGAATTGCAGGAGCAACTACCAATGTAATCGTAGCACCACCTGTAAGACTAAGAGGAATTGTTGTTGCAGGACTAGCAACGTCCGGTACTGTTATTTTAAAAACTACCAGTGCAACTGGAGAAACATTATTTCAAGGCGATGTCCCTGCAGGAGATATTATTAATTTTTCTTTTCCTGAAGATGGAATTTTATTTCCAAAAGGAGTTTATGTTTCTACTTTTACAGTAGCTGCAGTTACTTTATTAACAGATAAATATTCTGGTCCAGGTCTAACAGCAGGGTAGGAGTCTAAATGACTAACATTACTTCCGGCACATATACTTGGGATAAGAATTTCTTCATTGATGACGTTATCACGGAAGCTTTTGAAAGATTAGGATTAAATCCTATGTCTGGAAATAACATGAGAACTTCTAGACGTTCTTTAAATATTTTATTTTCAGAATGGGGAAACAGAGGTCTTAAATTTTGGGAAGTAGAAAATAATTCTTTTACTTTAGTTCAAGGTCAAATCGTTTATAATTTTTATAGATCTCCTTCTGATGGAACTTCCAGTGGAGTTTTCAATAGTTTATCCGCAGCCATTAATGATACAGCGACTACTATTCCTTTGAATTCTTTAGTAGGGTTTCCTACTTCTGGAACTATTTTAATTGGAACAGAACAGATTACTTACTCAGGACAAAATTCAGACACTACTAGTTTAACCGGAGCCACTCGTGGCGCGAATAGTACTTCCGCAGCTAGTCACGCGGATGATGATGTCGTATACGACCATGCAACTATTTTATATGGTTATGACGATATGTTAGAAGCTTCTTATAGAAATTCTACTCAAGTAGATTTTCCTTTGACTAAAATTGACAGATCAACCTATCAAGGTTTATCGGCTAAGTCTCAACAAGGAACTCCTACTCAATATTTTGTTCAAAGACTTATTGATAGAGTATCGGTTACTTTATATCTAGCACCTAGTGCTACGGAAGCAGGAAATACTATTAACTTCTTTTTTGTAAAAAGAATACAAGATGCAGGATCGTACACGAACGCTTCGGATATAGTGTATAGATTTGTTCCGGCAATGTGTTCAGGACTTACTTATTATTTAGCACAAAAATTAGCACCTCAACGTGTACAAGAATTAAAATTATTATACGAGGATGAATTACTAAGAGCTTTACAAGAAGATGGTTCTTCTGCTAGTTCTTATATTAGTCCACGAACTTATTACCCAGGAGTCTAATGACTAATTTATCGAGAGGAAAATTTGCACAATTTATTTCCGATAGAAGTGGTATGGCATTTCCTTACAAAGAAATGGTAGTAGAGTGGAATGGAGCAAGAGTTCATACTTCTGAGTTTGAATCAAAACAACCTCAATTAAATCCAAGACCAGCAGGTACCGATGCACAAGGTTTACAATTTGCTAGACCCGATCGTAAAGAACCAGCGGTTACTGTGTTATTAGTTCCTAATCCATTTGAAACTATTTTATATTCTGGAAGTACTTATATTAATGTAAACTCTCAAAATCATGGATTAAGCACTGGCAATACAGTTCGATTTAGAGGTTTAGCAGGTAGTCCTCCTACCGGTCCTATTATACCTGATCCAACTAATGATAACGATTTATATTACTTTAATCCGATTCCTACTTTTGACGCAATCAGTGACATTGATAATGAAAACGGTTATACTATTACCGTAGGACAAATAAATTCTTCTGGAATTGTAGGAGATGTTTTAAATTATTATTATTTCCAAATACCGGGAACGGCTACTTTTGGAAATGTACAAGGAGGAGGAATTGGCTGTAGTTCAGGACCAATTACTTTACAACCATAATGACATATGCAGAATTAGTACAAAAAATTAGAGATTATTGTGAAGTAGATGCCAATGTATTTACCTCTACTATTGTAGATGGCTTTCTTTCAGATACTGAATTTAGACTTTTAAGAGACGTAGACTCTGATAATAATAGACAATATGCACAAGCAGATATTATAGCAGGGCAACGATTTGTAAGTACCCCTCTTATTAATAATCAAACTTTAATAATCAGGTCTTGTCAAATTACTAACTCTACCGGTGGAGCAGATAATTCAGATAGATATTTTTTAGATTTTAGGGATACCAGCTTCATGTCGGAGTATGATCCTACTGGAGTACAAGGATTACCTAGATATTACAGTTATTGGGATGAGAACACCATTGTGGTGGCTCCTACTCCAAACATAAATTATAACATGCAGATAAATTATATCTTGAAACCAGAGGGATTATCTAGTAGTAATACCACTACATACTTAAGTACAGAATTTCCTAACGGCTTATTGTATGCATGCCTAGTAGAGGCTTTTGGATTTTTAAAAGGTCCAGCTGATATGATTCAATATTATGAAGGTAAATATCAACAAGCTCTACAAGGATTTACAATTGAGCAAATGGGAAGAAGACGAACTGATGAATTCCAAACAGGAGTTCCGAAAGTCGGAAAACAAAAATAAGGAGTAAACTATGGCTATAACACAAGCGGTTGCAAACAGTTTTAAACAAGAACTACTAGAAGGGGAACATACGTTTCAATTTTCCGGTGGTGATACTTTTAAACTTGCTCTGTACACTTCTGATGCAACGTTAAATTCTACTACTACGGCATATGCTTCTACCAATGAAGTTCCAAATTCTGGACAATATGCTGCCGGCGGTGGAACCTTAGTAAAACCAAATCCAAGTACTTCAGTCTCATCAGGTGTTGCGATTGTTGATTTTGCAGATTTATCTTTTACGGGTGTAACGATCACAGCTAGAGGAGCTTTAATTTATAATACTTCATCGACTAACAAAGCCGTGGCAGTATTAGATTTTGGTGCAGACAAAACAGCGACTTCAGGAACTTTTACAATTCAGTTTCCAGCATTTACCACTTCAGCAGCTATTCTAAGAATCGGCAACTAATAGGAGCTAACCTATTATGGCCAATACTTGGGGTACACTAACCTGGGGAATAAACAGCTGGGGAGAACAAAGTGATGTAAGTATATCTGTCACTGGTACTCAATTAAGTACGTCTCAAGGAGACGTAACTACTACTGTAGAATTAAATTCAGGATGGGGAAGAGAACTCGGTTGGGGTACTCTTGACTGGGGAAACAATTCTATATCTACTCAAGTTCCTATTACTGGTTCACAATTAAATTTAGATCTTGGAGATACTACATTAGATCTTTTGACAATTGCTTCACCAACAGGTGTTACTGCTGCTTTTGCATTAAGTTCTGTAGACGCTTCACCGGATGCTATGGCATCTGGAAATCAAATCCCACTTTCTTTAGGAGATGCTATTGGTAAAACCGATGTAGCATTTAATGTTACCGGTAATGAATTATCTATTGTCTCTGGCACCGCGACGCTCGATGCTATTACCTTTGCAGATTTAACTGGTTTTGTTTTAGAAACCGATACTGGAACGGTAGTCGTAGGAGGTATTGCAAATATACCGGTTGTAGGAAATGAATTATCAACAGCTGTAGGAACCGTAGATGTAGCACCGGATGTGGCTTTAACCGGTCAACAAATAAGTGCCACTTTAGGAACCGCTGTTTTAGATGCCAATACTCTAGTAGATGTTACTGGACAACAAATCAATACGACTGCAGGAAGTGTTACTTTTACGATCTCAGGATCCGTACTATTAACAGGAAATCAGTTAACTTTAGAGCTTGGAAATGAAGTGTCTCAGATATGGACAATTGTTGACACAGGCACCTCTGTAGCGTATACTGAAGTTTCTACCGGATCTAATGTCACTTGGAATAATATTGACACAGCCGCATAATTTGAATAAAAACTATTAATTAAGGAATTATATAAAATATGCCATCAAGCTATTCTGGAGATTTAAAACTAGAACTCATGGTCACTGGTGAAAAAGCCGGTCTATGGGGAGATATTACTAATACCAATTTAAACATTGTACAACAAGCCATTGCTGGTTATGAAGCAGTAACGGTTAACGGTACAGGAGATACAGCTTTAGCTTTTTCTAATGGTATTGTTTCCAATGGAAAAAATGCTGTTATTGTTTTAACGGGTACGATTACAGGGAATATCAATGTTACCATTCCAAATGGAATTGAAAAAAATTACACTATCAGAAATGGAACAACCGGTTCTCATACCGTAACGTTTAAAACGGTATCAGGATCAGGAGCTACTTTTGCAGCTGCTGATAAAGGTACTAGATTATTTTATTCCGATGGTACGAACATCGTAGACATAAATGCTGCTTTTACTACTATTAATCAATACACTTTACCGGCAAGTGATGGTACAAACGGACAAGCAATGCTTACCAATGGATCAGGTACTTTGAGCTTTGGAGAAGCAGGAATTTCAACAGGAAAAGCTATTGCAATGGCAATCGTTTTCGGATAAAAGATAACAGGAGATTAAAATAT